GTCCATGACGTAGTAGTGTCTCTAGTCATGTTGCTGAACCACACCCGGGCGTCATCAACCTTTCGTTGTAGCGCTTCAATACTATAGCCCGGGACCTTGAGGGCGTTGGTAACATTTTGACCCATCACCTGAGCGGCATCGCCGATCTCCTGAAAGCCCTCTTTGACCACTTCGGCGGTGTCCTCAGTTACTTCCCCGAGGTGCTCAACCTTCTCGGCGGTGATGTCGATGTCCGGGATCCCGGCCCGTATCTTGTCGATGGCCGCTTGCATGGCGTCCCCGAACTTGTTCGCACCTGGGAGAGCGTCGAGGAAGAACTTTGCCGCTTCGATCATCCCGGCCAAGGCTTGGCGGTGGACGAACGTCATCGCGTTGAATAGCCCGATGATGAAGTTGACCGCCTCCTCGGTACCTCTTTTGATCCCATCCCAGACGGTATCCCAGTTTTTCAGGAGTAGAATGGCTCCAGCGACCAGGCCCGCAATCGCCAAGGTGATAAGCCCGACGGGGCCAGTAGCGACGGCGATGACCACCCCAAGAGCTCCGATGCCCGCGATCAGCGCCGGCAGCGCTATCAATAGCGGTCCGACCACCAGCATGACCCCACCGATGGCGACAGCGACGATCCCGAGTATCTTGGCAAGTTTCGGGTTCTCATTCGTCCACGCAATGACCCGACCAATGACCTTGTTGAGCACTTCCGACCCTTTAGTCATAATCGGTAACAATGCATCACCGAGTACCTGTGCCAAGTCCCCAAGGCTGTTTTTCATCTGTACCATCGGATCAGCCGCAGCTTCGGCTTGACCACCGGCCACGGCCATCACCGCGGCAAGGCGCTCTTGGAATGTCGCCAACTTGTCCACCGAAACGCCGGTAGCATCCGAGGTATTAGCCATGCCCGCCAGGAACTTCGAGAGCGTCTCAGAGACAGTCGCAGCGTCACGACCAGAGAACGCGGCGGCATCTAGCACAGCGGGTAGGGCCTCAAGTGCCTTTTTCTGGTCGCCGAGGACACCGGTGAGGCGAACGAGGACTTCGCGTTGCTTTTCATCCCCAAAATTCGTCTTGTTTTGTTGAGCGGTGATAACCCGCTCAATTGCCTCCCGCTCGGCGTCGTAGCTAGTCCCGATCGTCTTTAACGCCTGGTCCAATTGGTTGATCCCGACCTGCTGATCGAGAGAGGACCTAATTGATAGAGCGGCGACCCCGGAGATGGCAACACCGATCCCGGTCATACCAAGTCCAATCGCTCGGCTGTGCTGGGTGATGCCCGTCTTGAGTTTACCGAAGGCGGACTGGGTTTTCTTGAACTCCGCCTCGGCGTTCTTCGAGTCGCCTGAAATAACAATCTTGACTTCGGCCATCTATTCCTCGGGCTCCCCCGCTTGCAAGATCGCGAGCATTGGGAGGATGTTGGCGACCGGCTCTGCTAAGATTTCCGACGGCAACTTAGACCACCGTTGGCAAAGCCAGTCAATCAGTCGCGCTTGGTTTAGTTCGGAAGGCTCTGTGACCGGGAGCCCAGTTCTACGATCGACAGCTCCTCCAAGGTCTCGCCATCGCTCGATGCGTCCCCTAAAGGGGCGCTCACTGTCTCCAATGTCTCGAACCAATCCGTTACTATGCTCAAGGCCATCGACGCCGGCAATTCGTCCATCCCATCACCGGTAGGCGGGAGAGGCTTGTCGTCCTCGTCAACCAGATTCCACCCGACAAGGATGCGGTTACCAAAGGTACGGCCCAAGAGCTCCCCTTGTTCTTCGGTGACTAACCGTTTGAGTTCCAGGAAAGTCGCCATCGAAGCGTCGGCCACGACCTCGACCTCGCCGCCTTCCAAGCCCTCGCCTGTCAATGCCATAACGGTAGTCTTAGCGATGATCCGAATGGGAGGCTTCAAAGTCCGCCCACCGTCCGACGCTCCGTTCTTGCTTGGACCTCTCGGCTTCCTAGTCATCGTTTACGACCAGGTGGGGTCTGTACCGCTTTGGAGAACGGAGGGCCCCGTGATGATCAGGCTCCCGTCAGCACCCCGGCTCAGGCCCATGTCCGTGAGCAGTACCTCATTGTTGAGGGTCTGCCCGCTGATAACCAAACTCTCGCTCCTGGTCACATCTGCACTACCGACTGTCTTGTGAACGCAAAAGGTCGTATTGCTGGCATCGTTGAATACCATCGTCCAAGTGCTCGAATAGTCGCCGAGTAGAAGGATCCGCTCCATCGCCGACTTGTCCATGCCTGTCGAGTCCTGGACGTTCCGGGTGATCCCGAAATCGACGTTGGTGGTGCAATTCACCAGTGCCCGAAGATTTCCACCGCTGTCGTCACGCGAAGCCGTTGTCCATCCTAGTCCGGATTCTTTAGCGATAACAAGCCTCCATTTTTAGATAGGCAATTGCTGCCTCGAGTATTGCCGGGCTATCTCCCAGCAACCCAAGTCCCCGGTTGCATTGCTTGGCGTCTGTGTAAGGATTAGTAAGAGCCACGCCTTACACCTCTCTCTTGTTCTGGTCAATGCGTGTGACCGTTTCGTTCATCTCTGTTTGGAACTCGTCGTAGTCCATTACCTTCGGGGCCTCCCCCGGTATCAACCGTGAGAAGATCGGATCCCGTTCGACCGGTAGTAGGTGGCGCCGAAAGCACCGCTGGCCGGCTTCAAAATAGAACCGAACGAGCCCATCTCCACCCGACTCCTCTCGGAATGTCCACCGCGTCAAGCCCCGGATGGTCCGTAACATCCCCTGTCCTTCGTCGGTCGAAGGGTCCAGTGTCGTGACCCACCCGAGCAGGTAATGAAGACAGTTGGCCGTCTCACAATCGCTAGTTTCCCAGTACCCCGGCTTGTGAGTCCCGTCCTTGTTGGAACGGTTCATGCGAAAGACTTGATCCCCCAAATAGGCCGGATGCTTGAGTAGGATCGCCACGCCTAGTAGCCCTCCTTGTCGGTGGATTCACCCCGCCGCGTTGCTACCACGACGTCAACGCTCGTAAATGAGCCAGCATGGTTAACCCGCAGGTATCGGTTGACCGTCCCTGAGACGGTAACTCGCTCACTCTTGTTGACGGCGGTGATCTGAGCAAAGGCCTTCAAGCTACAGAAGCATATGTTGTTGGTGCTGTCCTGAATCGTCGCAGTGTAGTTGGTCCCGGAGAAGGCGGTCAGGTGGATGATGCCGGCCAAGCCCGCCGAGCTACTACCCGAGTTATCCTCAGATGTCGAGTTGCCAGTGCCTGAAATGGTGGCCTTGGCAAGGAGGATGGTCCCATACTCCCAAGCCTTCCCGTTCGCCAGCATATTACCCTTGGCCGTTAATGAGCCGTCGACTCCCCGGCTGTGAGAGAGGTCGGGTTGCTTCCCGTCGCCTATGAATCCCGCACTACTGCCTTTTGCGCCACCTCGGAGCGCAACCAGGACATCGACATCGGTGGTCGGGAGACCCCTGAGCGCCAAGTGTTGCTGACCGGCGGCGTCGTTGAACCAGGATGTGAAAGCGAGCACCGCGTCTATCTTCCCGTAAACTCGCTCCATCGCCGACTTGTTGATACCAGTTATTGGGAGTGTCGTCCTGGGCGACCCCATATTCTCGATGGATGCGATGTCCCCCGAGAGGTCGTACCCCTGAAAGTAGAACTCCATTGCCAAGCCTGCTGCCTTAGCCATCGGTCACCTCGATCAGGGAGCCATCCTTCACCCAGCCCGCGATCATCTCCTTGGTCGTCTTAGGGCCGGGATACCAGGCGTCACCCTCGTAGAAGTTGATCTCCGCACCATTCGGCCCGATGCGGGACTTGACCGGCACTCCCTCCGGGAGCTCACGGGGATTCCCGACAATGTACTTCTTAGCCATTGAATTGCACGACTCCATTCTGGTCTAGCCACGCCCCTTGATCGACGTGGATGTGCGGACCACTGTCCATCCACCGGATATTAATAATGCCCCGGTACCCGTTGGTATTCCAGATCTTCTCCGCATCCACATCGTCATCCCGGATGCGCCACATCTTGCGGGCCCGGTTGAGGCAGAGGCGCCACCGGCGGGAGTGACGCCCTTGGGGGAAGTCTCCCCATTCCTGGGGCCTCGGGATGATAGGAACGTCGATGAGCTCTGCGGTCAGGGCCGACAGGAGAGGTCCTACGGGGGGCCAGACGGTCGCGTTCCCTTCCGCATCGATGGCTAGTTGGCCCACCAAGAATAACTGCCCGGCTTCCCCATCTGCCCGACGGCACCATGCCTGACCCGTGATGCTCTTGCAATACCAGGTCTCTCCCTGGTGACGCCAGCGCATCATCCCCGTAGACCGGGAATACGAGAACTCGTACTCGACTATTTCAGTTGGCGGACTTGAGGGCCGCAAGAGGGTTGATACCATTTTGCGCCTGCTCCGTTCGTAGAGTTGCGACTGCCTCAGCCATTCCCGGTAGGCCACCCGTAGTGTCTGCAATCACAGGAATGGCCGGCACGGAAGGCCGGGGTGCCTGTATCTGCCAGCCGTCGGCATTGACTACCAGGGCTCCGTCAGGGAGAGTCCCATCCAAGGCGGCCTGGAAGACGGCGAGAGTATCCTTGTGGGCCTTCATCTCCGAGAAGAGGTTGCGGTAATACTCCCGCATCACGGGCATGAGCACCCGGAGGATTACATCGTCCAAGCTGGTCATGTCCTCATTCGCTATTCCCCCACTGGCTGGGCCGTTGTATGGTGGTCTACACGTCATCTCCGTCTCCTCTATGCTACCATCGCCGCTGAATCATCTACGATCATCGGGAGCGTTATATCCGCTGCCCGGAATATCTTCTGGCTAATCTCGACGTACCCCCAATCGACGCGGTAGTTCGCCCCATACTGCCCCAGGATGTCGATATTCCGTATCTTGTTGTCGAGTGAGAAGTTAGCGAATAGTGCCTCGTCCGCCTTCGAGACGGCCTCTGCCAGGTCGCTTTCGATTGTGCCGACGGGTTCCTCAAGCATCGGGATCATGACCCGCACGGTCATCAAGTACACTTCGATGGTTTTGTCCAGTGTTCCCGCCACCTCGTTGATGGAGTTCATCCAGACGTGGGCGGTCATCTTCGCGTCCGTCGGCGGCGCCTTCGGTTCACCAACCGCTACCGTCGAGAAGATGTTCGTTTTCATCAACTCACTCACTATGACATCCAGCGTATCTTTCACCACGAAGGCCATTAGAGGCTCCGAACAAAAGCGTTGAGATGTCTTGAGATGACCGGCTCGGCGTCCTTCTCCAACTCCTGGCCCACCTTACGGAACGACTGGTAGCCCTTGAACCTGCTCGTCGCGTTCCGGGCGCTGTCCCCCTCCAACCAGGGGCCATAGACTACGTTGGACTGAATAAAGCCGGACAGGTTGTTAAAGCGCGAGTTGACGCTACGCCGAAAGTGACCCACACTCGCATGACCGGGCTGGGCCTGGCTGACCGACAGAAACACCCCCGCTGGCCGCGGCCGCAGCCGTTCATCCAGGAGCGACTCGCCATTCTGGATCAACTCCTGGATGATCCCGCCCGTCACCTTCGCCAAGGCGGGGCCCGGGTCGTCGGTGAAGAGTTTACCGGTGCCTACAATGCTCGTCCGTAGAGCAACCATCAGACCCTCGGCCTCAGATCAAACAATGGGCCCCCAACCACTCTGACTGTGAAGCAATAACGGTCACGGCGGTCGTCACCGCTAAGGCCTCCGGTGGCGTCGTCTTGCACGGTCACGGCGGTCGTGACCGTGACCGTGTGGGTGAAGCAGTCTACTTCCAGGCACTCGTTCTCTAACCCCCGGACAATCCCCTCGAGGGTGCGAATGACTACGTCAGTCGTATTGCTGACATCTTCGGTCATACCGCCGCCATCCTCACCCGCTCGTAGCGGTCAATGTCCATCTTCCGCCGGTCGGAAAGGTCAACTCCCCGGAACTCCCGAGCTCCGTCCCCCTGCCCTACGTCGCGGCCAAAGCCGGCGCCCTCTTGGACATAGTGGGCGATGACTTCTCGGCGGCACCAGACCTGGACATTGAACTCCGGCTCATACGTGGAGACGGCTGTCGAGTTCGCATGGGTGGCCGCCGTGGTCCCATTGACGCCCCTCTCGATTGTCAGAGTCCGGTTTATGTGGACCGCGGTATTGTCGGCGTGAGTCGCAAGTAGTGTCCCGTTGAAGGCCCGCTCGACCGTCAAGAGGTTCGTAGACACCGACTCGACGTATAACTCTTCGGAATCCAGCCGGATGATCTCGCCTGCGACTACACCGTGACTCGCATCGAGTGTAATAGTATTGTCCGCTATATCGGCCTTGATGTCCGCATCATTGACTAACACGGAGCCCAAAACTGCGAAGGCCCTCTCGCTCACGAAGACTTGCTCACTCGCTATCAAGAGCGTATTCCCTACGTCGATGACACTCCCATCGCTGCATACCATCTCTGTTGCTGTGGAGCTCGAGGCAAGGCCCGAGGACACAGTTCCTACGGAGCGCGTGTTGTTGGAGTAGCCCCAGGATCCCAGGACCGAGATGGACCGCTGCGGAGTATCCCCTGACTCCAAAGCTGCATTGCTTGACAGGTCAATCTCGATGCGGTCGTAGCGGGTGTTACCGTCGGGGCCCTGGTTGTTGGGCTCAAGGAAATAGTCGGTGGATGCGATCGTGGTGGGGGTAGCGTTCTGCGCCTCAGTCTGTAAGGTGGTCAGGGAGAGCAGGTCGAAGTCAAGCCAGAGGCTGTGACCCCGGGTGCTCTGGCGAGCGGGCCACTCAAAGAGGCGAGTCTCGGTCCTCGGAATGTAGATGCGCCGTGTCCATTGGTCGATCTGCCGGCTCTGGGCTTCGATAGTCTCGTCGATGAAACGGTCCTGGCGAATACCCTTAATGCGGAGAGCGAGCTTCACGGACTCCCGGCTGCAATACCAGTTTGGCATTTATGCTACCCCTGCTTTCTAAGCTGCATAGAGCCGTCTTGATTGCTTGGGTGGTCAGTAGGTCGGCTCGACCTAGCGGAATTTCTCGTTAGCTACGTGAGAGTGCCACATTCCTC